ACCAAAAGATTGGAGAGCAAAGTTAAATGATTGGAGAAAAAATTGTCAGAATATTAAGCCACCGGAAGGTACAAGCACTGATGATATTTTAGGTAATGAATTATATCAGTATTGTATTAATGGTCCTCAAGCGAGAGAAAGAATACAGATTAGATTAGGATCTTGTCTTACTGAGGAAGGTTTTCATTTTTTTAAATATCAATCTTTTCTTACACATCTTGGTAGTGATTGGAAAATTTCAAAAGAAAAAATAGGACAGAAACTAAAAGAAAGATTTAAAGTAGAATTTAATTATTCATTAAAGGTAGAGGGTAAGGTTGAGAAGGTATGTAAAGTAAAACAGCTACACGTCGATAAGATAGAATACAAACCAGTAGAAAGAAAAGGAGATAACTATTAATGAGATACAAAGTTGTAGGACCACCAGGCACAGGGAAAACTAAAACATTGTTAGATAAAGTTAAACTATATTTAGATACAGGTATACCATTAGATAGAATAGGATACTTTGCATTTACAAGAAAAGCATCTGAAGAGGCAAGAGATAGATTTTTAAAACAAAAACCAAATCTTAGTAAAAAAGATATAAAATATTTTAGAACTCTACATTCGTTAGCGTTTAACAATTTAGGTTTGAAAGAAGAAAATGTAATGAATGAGTTACACTACAAAGCCATAGGTGAAACATGCGGCATACAAATTCAATATGCGTCTTACGAAAAAGATGCATGGAACGGTATTTTTTCTTCAAGCAGTGAATATTTAAACTTAATAAATTTAGCTAGAGTTAAAAGAATAACAACATTAGAGCAACTAGATTTAAATGAGCATCTTGCAAAAGTAGAAAGAAATAAACTGGAAGCTATCGATACTGAAATAAAAAACTATAAAAAAACTTATGGTCTTATAGATTTTACGGACATGTTAGAAAAATTTTTAGACAAAGGAGATGTAACAAATAAGTTAGATGTAATCTTTGTAGATGAGGCTCAAGACTTATCTAAAATACAATGGGCTATGATTGAAAAGATTGAGAAAGATAATGGCTGTGATGTTTGGATAGCTGGTGATGACGATCAAGCAATATTTGGTTGGGCAGGAGCTGACGTAGATTCTTTTATTGATTGGGATGCATTAGAAATGCCACTTAAACAATCAGAAAGAGTTCCAAGTCAAATACAACAAAAAGCATTATCTATAATATCTAGAGTTAGAGACAATAGATTAGATAAAGATTACTTACCAAAAAAAGAAACAGGTCAAACATTTGAAGTGTATAAATTTACAGACATAGATATGTCTAAGGGTTCTTGGTTAGTTTTAGCAAGAACAAATCCTTTATTAAAACCAATACCTGCAATATTAAAAAGAAAAGGTTTATTTTTTAAAACAGCAGATGGCAACAGTATAGGTAAACATTTATACGAGGACATAGACCATTGGAATAAATTAAGAAAGGGAGAAACTATACCAGACATACAGAAACAAAGATTGTTGGAAAAAATAAAAGGAAAACCAAATTACAGTTTAGAATGGTATAATGCATTTAATAATGTTGCATCAGCTAAAATAGATTATTTAAGAGCCATGTTATTAAATGGTGAAAAAATAAATAAAGAACCAAGAATAAAAGTATCTACTATTCATGGTGCAAAAGGAGGAGAAGCAACAAATGTTGTATTGTTTTTAAATCAAACGATCAACACAATGAAAGCAGCAAGTAAGTCTATAGTAAAACAAGATGAAGAGTATAGAGTTTGGTATGTTGGCGTGACACGAACCATACAAAATTTATATTTAATAAAATGTAATCACAAACAAAAGGAGTTCATAATATGAGTGCGTACAAAAAACAAATTGGCGGGAGCCACTATCGAGACATGGTCATGCAGCCAAGTGAGTTTATAAACAAGAACAGGTTGCCTTTTGCAGAAGGATCGGCTATAAAATATATATGCAGACATGCAGCGAAAGGAAAAGAACAAGATATCGACAAGGCCATACATTATTTAGAAATGATTAAAGAGAGAGATTATTCAGATATAAAAAAAGAAAAATCTTGGTCTGAAGGTTATAAAGAATGGAAACGTCAACAACAACAGGAATCACAAAATGATATTTAAAGCACAAACAGAATGGGTTAAACCTACAGAATTTCCTGATTTACGTCATGCAGAAGAAATAGCAATTGATTTAGAAACTTATGATCCTGATTTAAAAAAATTAGGAACAGGTTCCGTTATTGATAGAGGTAAAGTTGTAGGCATAGCTGTGGCCACAGATGGCTATTCAGGGTATTTTCCTTTTGATCATGAAGGTGGTGGTAATCTTGATAGAGATTTAGTTATGAAATGGTTTAAAGATATTTGTGAATCAACATCAGATAAAATATTTCATAATGCAATGTACGATGTTTGTTGGATTAGATCTATGGGTTTTAAAATAAACGGTAGAATTTACGACACAATGATTGCAGCATCATTAGTAAATGAAAATAGATATAGATATGATTTAAATAGTTTAGGTTGGGATTACGTTGGCCAAGGTAAAAATGAAACAGAACTAAACAATGCAGCACAAGAGTGGGGTGTAGATCCTAAAGCAGATATGTGGAAATTACCCGCATTATACGTAGGTAATTACGCAGAAAGGGATGCAGAGTTGACCTATTCTTTGTGGAGAGTCATGCAAAAAGAATTAAGCGACCAGGATCTAGGATCTATATTTAATTTAGAGACAGATTTGTTTCCGTGTTTAGTTGATATGAGATTTAAAGGGGTTCGTGTCGATACCGAATCCGCTCATAAATTAAAGCAACAGTTAAGTACAGAAGAAAAATTATTACTATCAGAAGTAACCAAAGAGACAGGAGTAGAATGTCAAATATGGGCAGCAAGATCGATTGCCAAAGTTTTTGACAAGTTAAAATTACCTTATGAAAGAACTGAGAAAACACAGGCACCATCATTTACTAAAAACTTTCTGTCTAATCATGAACATCCTTTAGTTAAGAAGATAGCAAAAGCCAGAGAAATAAACAAGGCACATACAACATTTATAGACACTATAATAAGATATGAACATAAAGGTAGAATACATGCGGATATTAACCAGATAAGATCTGATCAAGGTGGCACAGTCACTGGTAGATTTTCATATTCTAATCCTAATTTACAACAGATTCCTGCTCGTAATAAAGACCTCGGTCCACTGATTCGATCCCTTTTTATACCAGAGTCAGGTTGCGAGTGGGGATGTTTTGATTACAGTCAACAAGAACCAAGACTAGTAGTTCATTATGCATCCCTAGACCAAGACACAAGTGTGTTTGGTGTTAAAGAAGCATACGATGATGGAGACGCAGATTTTCATACTATCGTTGCAAAGATGGCAGACATACCTAGGTCTGCAGCAAAAACAATTAATCTTGGATTATTCTATGGCATGGGTAAAGCAAAGCTACAAGCAGAACTTGGTGTAAGTAAAAATAAAGCTGAAGAACTATTTAATATTTATCACAGTAGAGTTCCATTTGTTAAGTCACTAATGAACTCAGTTTCTAATAGAGCACAGCAACGAGGACAGATAAGAACTTTACTTGGAAGACTATGCCGGTTTCATTTATGGGAACCAAATAGTTTTGGTATGCATAAAGCATTACCATTTGATCAAGCTGTCCAGGAACATGGACCAGGCATCAAGCGTGCTTACACATACAAAGCACTAAATAAATTAATACAAGGTTCTGCTGCTGACATGACAAAAAAATCTATGTTAGATTTATATAAAGAAGGCATTGTAGCGCACATACAAATACATGATGAACTAGATGTTTCTGTAGAATCTCCAGAGCAAGCTAAAAAAATTGTTGAGATTATGGAGAATGCTGTTAAGTTGGAAATCCCTAACAAAGTTGATTATGAATCTGGTAAGAATTGGGGAACAATTAATGATTAATTATGGCTTACTTAAATGCAAATATTCCTGTAACATACTCTCAAATAAGGAGAGAATATTTATATGACCTTAAAAAACATCACGGAGAAGTTGAAGATTGTATTATCTTTGGTATCACCTGTATTACAGGTCGTCCAATCTTATTCCATGCGATTATGGAAAATGGTGCAATCTTTTATAGATTGCCAATCTCTGCGTTCATTCAAAGAGGATTTAAACCAGAAGATGTTCCTAGGTATAGATTGGACGAATTGGAGTTATGGAATTCTTTC